CAGTCGTTACTTAAATCGTTAAACATACCAGAAGGCGAACTAGCGCCACAGATTGAAGGTATGATAACGGCTAGTAAGTCTTCACTAATGACAGCCGTAGAGTCCGCGGACTTCGGTAGCATTGGTAAGAAAATGACTACGGATATATCAGAAAGTATCACAGCGAACGCCACAGCGCCTACAGAAGCCGTAAGCACGGTAGCGGAAAATTCAAAAACAGCTTTTGAGACCGCGCTAGGTAGCTCAATGACAGAAGCTGGTGGAAAAGTCTCTACTGACTTAGCGGGCGGTATTGATAGTAGCGCTGGCGAAGTTGCTACCAGCATGGACGGAGTTAAAGGCAAAGTAGATACTGGTATGGAAGAAACTAAATCAGTCGTACAAACAAAAGCCCAAGAAATGCCGGGCAAAATTCGTGATATTTACGGTAGCATGGTATCCAGCGGGCAGTACGCTATGCAAGGTTTAGCGAATGGTATCGACAGCGGTAGCGGTAATGCAATCGCTAGAGCGCAGGCTGTAGCTTCACAGATTAAAAGCGCGATTAACCGCGCTTTAGATATTCACAGCCCTTCACGGGTTATGGAACGCGAGACGGGTGTATGGATTCCAAGCGGTATCGCTGTGGGGATTGATAAAAACCGTGGCGTTATCGACAAAGCGCTGTATAAGGTTAAAGAAGGTATAGCGAACTACGACTTATCTAGCGACAACTTGCTAACAAGGGCGCGCGCTAGGTTTGAAATGGGTAGCAACGCCTTTATCAGTAAGCAAGCCTTCAAAATGGAGCTTGCACACGGCGGATATACCGTGGAAGTTCCAGTTAACGTAAACAATCGCGAAATTGCTAGAGTAGTAGCCCCTATCGTAAGGGACGAAAACAAACGCGTAGAGCGTCTGGAGAAATACAAGAAAGGAGAGCGCTAACCAATGTTTAGCACTACAATCGACGGCCAAGAAATTGGTAAATTATTAAAAATTACAAACGTAGACAGAAGCGGGCTAGCGCCAGTAGAAAATACCTACGTAGAGTATACAGGGGTAAACGGCTCAAAACTTAAAAACAAAGTCTATAGACGTAGGCCAATTAGTATCGACTTCGTTTGTGTGGGCGAAATTGATGAAAAGTGGGAGCTAGTCAAGAAAATTCTTTCAAACGAAGAACAGTTTAAAATTGTTTTCGGAGACTTTCCAGACCGCTATTTTATTGCTACCACGGAAGGAGATACGACTTTTAACAAGGTAAGCGGGCAGTACGCAAACGGTACTATATCGTTAAGCGCGCCCTACCCGTTTGCTAAGGCTGTAACAGAAAAAGAAGCGCTAAGGGACGGTAACAAACTTACGTTTATTAACGAAGGAACGGCTACAGCTTTCCCACGCTTCGAGTTTACAGCGGACAGGGACTATAAAATTTTCGGGTTTACACACCCAGACGGGGATATAGCCCAATTCGGATACGCTAGTAATCAACGTCCGTTTATCAATACTGGACAGCGGTTTATCTACGATACATTCACGAATGAAGCGTACATTATTGGCGGAAGTTCTAAAACGCGCGTATATCTAAGCGAAGGGCGTGGCTTTAGTATCAAAGCTGGGCGTACAACAGAAATAGGCCTAACTTTCCCAGAAAGCAATACCCAAGTAGTACGCGGGTACTTAAGGAGTGAATACGTATGATAACTTTCTATAGCCGTAAGTATGAAGTTAAAGCCCAAGCGTCGTTTACGGGAGTAGACGGCCTTGTGGCCTTTGACGACTTACACAGCGACGACGTAGAGACAGGGCTAGCTACTTTCACGTTTTCGACAAACAAGACCACGGACGACGTAGAAAAAGCGGCGCTAGGGGACTACATTAGAGTTTTAACGGCTACTGGCCGTAAATTGTGGTTTGAAGTGCTAGATATGACGGAAGACCACGACCGTATAGACTTCGTGGCCGTGGACGGCGGACTAGACCTAATAGGCGAAACAGTCTGGCCGTATGACGCAGATAAAAGCTACGACTTCAAGCACTACTTCGATAAATTTACGTACGATAGTGGCTGGGAGCTAGGACGTAACGAAATAGCAGGAAAGACCAGAAAACTTAAGTACGAAGGCTTCGAGACAGCTACGAAGCGCTTAAGACAAGTAGCTAGAAGCTTCGACGCTGAACTAGAATACGAGATTATCGAAGAAAGCGGAAAGCCTACACGTAAGCTAATTCACGTAGTACAGCGCTTAGGACGTAATACGCCTATTAGATTAGAGTACGGTAGAGAAATAACGAATATCACTAGAAAGTCTAGTATTCAGAACCTAGCGACAGCTTTACGCGGACACGGAGCTAATGACATAACGCTAAACGGATACAAATACAACGACGGGCGCTACTGGGTAGGCGGGGACACAATCCATGACTTGCAAGAAGGCGCGCGCTGGAGTAGACACGCGGACGTCTCTAAGGACGGGGGCTACGTAGTAGATACTTACGAGTCCCAAGCGCAAACGCAGGAAAGACTTTTCCAAGAAACGCTAGCGCAGTTAAAAAAACGAGCATATCCAGAAGTAGAGTACACGGTAGAGTTTTCGGAGCTTCCAGAAGAAGTTAGAAAAGGCGATACCGTAGAAATCGTGGACTATACTTTTAAACCCGCGCTAAAAATTAGTGCAAGGGTACAGAAGATTGAAGGTAGGGTAGCCGTTTTAGGAGAAGGAAAAGCAGTAATTTCTAATATCGAATACAAAGAAACGAACGTAGACGATAGACTTAAAGCCGTAGAAAAGCTATTAAATAATAACGCCTTTGACTTTTCAAAAGTCCCAGCCGTATTAAATATCTATTCACAGAACGGAACAGTATTTACAGATAAGGCCAGCACTACACTAGAAGCTAAAGTAACGCGCTTCGATATTGACGTAGCAGAACAATATACGTTTAAGTGGAAGCGTAAGAGCGATAAGCAACCTAGCACGGACGACGAATGGAACGCGCTAGACCATACAGGAAAGACGCTACAGCTATCTAAAGCGGATATTAACGTACAAGCTACGTTTATCTGTGAAGCCTATAAGAACGGAGAGCGGGAGCTAGTACAATCAATCTACTTAAAAGACATTGTAATAGCTAAATACAGGGGCGATACGCCACCAGAAAACGCGCAAAGTGGAGACTTATGGACAGATACTAGCGGGACTAAAGAAGTCGTTAAAATCTATGTAAATGGACAATGGAGTAATGTTATCTCAGATAACCAGCAGGATATAGAGAAATTTAAGCGCGACTGGGAAACGAATAATCGTGAATATGCTGACAAACTTACGGCCATTATCCAAGAAATAGAGAGCGTGAAGGAAAACGAAAAGTATACCAGAGACCTTACAGGACGCTTTGGAGACCTAGAAGAAGCATATAAGCGTATCCTAGAGCAAGAGCAAACGATAAAAGGGCTAGGAGAGAGACAGAAAGCGCTAGAACTTAACTTAGAGCAATCAAGCGCGATTATTCGTACTTTAGGCGCTATGTTCGACTTTTCGGACGACGGCTTTTTAATTGGACGCAAAGACGCTAATATGCAAATGAAACTTAATAACGACCGTTTAGAGTTCTTAGACGGGGGTAAAGTTACGGCTTATATGACAGGACAGAAAATGTTTATCGTTTCTGGAGCGTTCTGGCAATCTATCACTATTGGAAATCACATTTTCGAGAAGTTCGGAGACGAATTTACTTTCATATCTTACGCGGGGGGTGCTTAACAAGTAATGGAACAGAATAGAATTAGTAAAACGTTGTATAACGGCTATGTAACTCTAGTACTTACTGTTAACGAAGTCGCGGTAGATAAGGTAAACAATACGAGTACTGTAGAGTGGGAGTTATGGCTAGAACGTAATACGACGTATGTATACAACCTATACGGGACTAGTGTAGCTAGCGTGTACTTTAACTGGAACGACGTAATATACGAGCAAAACGTAACGTACGACTTACGTAACCAAGACTGGGTACGCTTCGGAAAAGGGCGTAAAGTAATCCAGCACGACAAAGACGGTAGTAAGGCGTTTACAATCTGGGCGCGTTTAACGGACGTAGCAGGACTAGGTGATATCGACTGGTTTAGCGGTACAGCTAAACTAACTAAAATCGACCGTGAAAGTCAAGTTAAGACCGTTACAGCTACTGAACTAGGCCAGCCCGTAAGCGTTGTGATTGATAGAAAGATAGAGACGTTTAAACATACTGTGTGGTATCGTATTAACACGTCTGAATGGTTTGAAGTAGGGACTAATGTATCCTACGCTAAAGACTTCATACCACCTATAGAACTGGCGGAGAAAATCACGAACAGCGATACGGGTACGCTAGATATATGTGTACGAACATTTACACACGAAGGCGTACAGATTGGAGAAGATACGTATGACTACGGAAACAAGATACGAGTACCAGCGTCTTTAGTACCTACGTTTGAACGTCTGGAAGTAGACGAAGCTAACAACGATATAGCGCTTATCTTGAAGAAAAACCACTTTTTGCAAAATAAAAGTAGAATACGTGCTACTATCGTAGGAGCTTCCAGCGTCTACGGGGCTACAATCGTAGAGCGTAAGATAAAAATTATGAGTCAGTCTATCAGTAACCAGACAGCGACCGTAACGGCTAAGGACGTAGGGGAATACAACGTAGAAGCGGAAGTTATCGACAGCCGTGGCCGTAAGCACGTTAAAACGCAATCAATCAAGGTACACGCGTATAGTGTTCCACGTATTAACGCTTATTTTCCTATTCGTGCTGGAAACAGAACTAACAGGAATGTTAAAGCGCAAACTAGTATTAACGTATCTCCCGTAGAGATTGACGGGCGCAACGTGAACGAGTACCGTATAACTGTTAAATATGCTGTACGTACGAATGGAACAAGACAGTATAGTACAGCGCTTAATATTACAGATACAGCCGTACCGTTTAACAGGGTGCTAGACCTAGGTAACGTATACAATCTGGAAGAAGCTTACGACGTAGACTTAACGGTAACGGATAAGTTTAACAGTACAGCGATATCAGAGCGTATCGTAGGTACAGCGAATGTACTAGCCGTATTAAGTCGTCTGGGGTTATCTATTGGAGCAATACCAGAAGAAAATGAAAAAAATCTATTTATGGTGGCTTTACCGTCTAAATTTAAGAATACTGTAAATTTTGACAATCAAGTTTTATACTGGGGCTTACCAATGCAAACTAGACAGCTTACGGACGAACTAGGGAACGCGCTAAAGCTTAAAGGTTACGGAGATTGTAACCACTTTACGCAAGCTGGATACTACGAAGTAGAAGCGAGTTACAAGAACTTACCTAAAGGAGTTACGGACGGAGTGCTACAAGTAGCGAAAAGGCAGGACGGAACGAAAAAGGTAACATATCAAACTCTATATACTGGCGAATATGTATACGCCCGTTCGAGTGTTAACGACAACTGGACAGGGTGGAAGATAATGGCAGAGCCTACTAAATGGAACAAGCTAACACTAGCGAACGGCTGGCAACACTATACAGCGTATGGCGACGCATACTATAGCAAGGTAGGGAATGTAGTACACTTACGCGGAAGTCTATGGAAAGGCGACAACGGGTACGATAAGATTATAGCTACGCTTCCAGAAGGCTGTAGACCTACGCAGGGGCTATATGTTCGAGCATTGAATAACAACTACTTAGACGCTATACTATATATATCAACAGCGGGAAATATTACAGCCCGTTCTGGAGTTACTAAAGAGTGGGTAAGTTTAGATAACGTTTCATTCTTAATCTAAGGGGGTAAATAAATGGAACTAGAACAAGTACGAACAAAACGCGAACAACTAAAAGCAGAAATCAACAGGAAGACGGAAGAAGTAGACGCATTGAAGAAAGAAAAAGCTTCACTAGAAGCAGACGTTACCGCTAAGTCTGACAAAATCAACACCGCGGAACAGTCTATTTTTAACAAGCGCGACGAATTGAAGAAGCTTGAAACAGCTATTGAGATTATGGAGCGTTAAGCGTTGAGCCCAATTATAACGGACGCTGTAGTAATTGCTTTCATTGGCGGTATCGTAAGCATTATTACAACGCGTATCACGACCGAAAACAAGAAAAACGCGGAACTCATTACAAGTAAGCTATTGGAAATTAACGTAGAAATAGCAGAATTAAAAAAGGACGTTTCAGAAGTTAAAGAAATAGGTGGAGAAAATAGGGACGGTATCAGAAATACACAACGCTATAGACTCTTTAAAGAAATGACTAGGGATATTAAACTATGTTATACGACCTTAAGCCGTTCTACAGAGATTAGTAAGCTATATCACAGCTACGAAAAGCTGGGCGGTAATGGAGAAATACACGACTTATACGAAATTTATAAAAAATTGCCCGTTAAAAACGGAGTTTATGAAAAAAAAAGGGGTTAAAAATTATGATTAACTGGAAAGTACGCTTATTAAATAAAACATTCTGGATTACATTAGTACCAGCATTGGCCTTATTGCTACAAACATTTTTAGCTGTATTTAATATTCGCTTAGAGTTAGGCGAAACAGTAGATAAGTTAGTAGTATTTATCAATGCTGTTTTTGTAGTATTAGTAATCGTGGGCGTTGTTAACGACCCTACTACAAGCGGAATTAGTGACAGTTCGCGCGCTATGACTTACGAACGTCCTAACAATCAATAGAATTATTAAAGCGGGTGGGCTTATATAGTCCCCCGTTTTTTTAAAAGAAAAGGGGGAATTTTGTGGATAAGGTAATCAAAAAACATTTAACAGTTACGAGCGTAAGCCGTGGCGTTGAAAAGTTAGGCCACGAAATCTACAGCAAGGATAAAGGTACGGCCGTATTCAAATTCACTACGGACGAACTTACAGCGACTAAAGTACTATGCTTGTTTTACTTCAAGGATACTAAACGCTATGTAACAGTCAACGCTACAATCGAAGGCAATACTATTACAGTCCCGTTTGATAGTTCGCTAATCGTAGAAGATGAGCCAGTAGTAGGCTATGTATACTTCGAGAAAATCGAGCAAGCTACGGACGTTTACGCGTTCGTATTTGACGTAAGACTTAGCGCTATCGACAGGGCTAAAAATACACCTTTAATTGAGCGAACTACAGGCCGTATCGTGGACGCTGAAAGCATTGTTACCAAACAAGAACTAGACGCGCTTTTTAATAAAATTAAGGAGCAAGGCGGAACGTATGACGACAGCGGGCTACGTGCTGAACTAGAAAGCAAGGCAGACCGTAGCGAAATTGCACGAATTTCTGGGCAAATTTCAATTTTAGAGCAAAAGACGGATAAAGATACCATTTACGACGACGAACCCGTAAAACGTCGTTTAACGGCCTTAGAGAGTAAGCCAGAAATCAATACAAGCGAATTAGTTACCAAACAGGAGCTTGAAAGCAAAGGCTACTTAACTCAACACCAGCCACTTACAGAATACGCTAAGAAAAACGAACTACCACAGCCGTATAACGACACGGAACTTAAAGAGCGCGTAGCACGTTTAGAAAGTAAGCCCGAAGCGGATACTAGCGGACTAGTAACCAAACAGGAACTAGCTAGCAAAGGATATTTAACGGAACACCAGCCATTAACGGAATATGCTAAGAAATCAGAGCTACCGCAATCTTACAACGATACGGACTTAAAACAACGAGTAAGCCGTTTAGAGAGCAAGCCAGAAGTAGACACTAGTACATTAGTCACTAAGCAAGAACTGGAAAGCAAAGGCTACTTAACTCAACACCAGCCATTAACGGAATACGCTAAGAAATCAGAACTACCACAGCCGTACAATGACACAGAGCTAAAAGGCCGTATCCAGACGCTAGAAACGAAAACGGAAACGCTAGCGACTAAAGAAGAATTAAAAGCCGTTAAATTAAAAGCGGAGACACCGCAAAAGCTAAGTATTTCGGGTAATGTTGTAACGCTGTCCGACGGGGGCGGTAGCATAACGCTACCAGCTACAGGCGGAACAGTAGCGCCAGCTAACGAATACGAGATACACGGCACAGGATACCCTAACGGAAGGGTAACAGCGCCAGTAGGTACGACTTACGTAGATACAGCCGTTACTAACGGGGCTTTAAAATGGATTAAACGACGTGGAAACGATGCCCAAGGCTGGGAAGTCCTTACAGGGGATACAGGCTGGAGAAATCTAAACATTGTATCTAAACTAGGTAACTCATACTTAAGAGTTCGACGCAAAAACGACACCGTTACGTATCAATTCGGGGGCTTAAGCTGGGGCTGGTTTGGTATTGTCCGACGTGGTGGCGTAGGGTATCAACTACAGCCGTCTGACCGGGAACGTAATGTATTTATTTTAGGACTACAAGGAATACCCGTTGGTTTTCGTTCGGAAGCGTCGCTTATTGGCGGAATTTACAACGATAAAGGGACTTCATACGGTACATGGTACTTAGGCGGGGTTGGAGATAGTAATATGTTACGTTTTCAATTCACAGACCCAGTACCTACAGATAAGGATATTGGAGATATACGCGTAAGTAGTATTATGTATCTAACAAGCGACCCATGGCCTGACAGACTACCATAAAACAATAAACGAAAAGGGGATAAAACATGGTAAACATTATTAACGCAACAATTTTCAACGGACTAGCAGGAAGACGACCTACAGAAGCACCACGCTACTACATTTTACATAATGACGCTGGTAGCATGACGCCAGAAGCGTATGTTAACTGGTTAAGAGACAGATATAACGCTGGACAGTCTGACCGCGGATACGCGCACTACTACATTAGTCGTAACACTATCGCCAGAGTAGAAGACACGTATAACGGTACATGGAGTACAGCTAATCCAGAAGGAAACCTTTACAGCTTAGGTTACGAAGTCGTACAGCAATTCGGAACTACTGACGCGGAATTTCTGGAAAATGAAGACATGACACTACGACAAATGGCCGAAGATATGAAGTACTACGGAGCTACACCAGATAGCGAAAATATCGTATTTCATAACGAGTTCACACCGACATCATGCCCAGCACGTTCGCTAGCGCTACACGGCAATAGCAACGAGTCACTACGTAACTATGTAATTGAAAAAATCAAGTACTATCAATCGCTAGGTAACACAGTAGAAGAAATGCTACAAGCGGACGCTGGTAACTATGAAGGCTGGCAAAAGAATAGTAAGGGCTGGTGGTATCGTGAAGCGGACGGAAGCTACCCCGCTAGTAAATGGCGTAAAGTGGGCAATGAGTGGTTCTATTTTGAAGCAGACGGCTATTGTGTACTTAATCGTTGGATTAAACTTAACGAAAAATGGTACTACTTAGACGTACGCGGGGCTATGGTTACGGGCTGGTTTATGGTGGGTAATAGCTGGTACTACTTCAAAGAAGACGGAAGTATGGCTACTGGCTGGGTAAAATACAAGGACAAATGGTACTACCTAAACACAAACAACGGCTTTATGGAAAGTAACCAGTTTATTAAGTCTGGCGAAGGCTGGTACTACGTGGACGAAGACGGTACAATGGCAGAAAGACCAGAATTTACAGTAGAGCCTAATGGCCTAA